TGGCTTGATACCGAACAATCATTCTCAGAAGATTTAGCATTGATTAATAATGTTGATCTAGACGAATTGTATTTGTCTGATTTGATTAACTATAAACAACCAGACGAATTATATTTCGCAGAAGATGTGATGGAAGCAATTATACAAATTATGCGTGGTGGTATAAAAGTTGTTGTTCTAGATTCTGTTGCCAATTTAGTTCCAAAAGAAGTTATGGAATCTTTTGCTGGCAAAGATAATGTTGCTAAATTGGCTAGATTGTTAAGTCAGGAATTGGGCAAAATTACTCAATGGGCTGCCGCAACTGATTCATTGGTAATCTTCATTAATCAGATTAGAGAAAAAATAGGCATATCGTTTGGAGACCCCGAAACGACCCCCGGAGGAAGGGCATTGAAGCATTTATCCTCGTTGAGACTGAGAATTGAAATGAGAAAAGGTGGAGGACAAGAGCATAACATTTGTTTGCCAGACCCAGATACCGGGGAAGATAGATTGATTGGTAGAACGAGTTATATTCGTGTAGTTAAAAATAGGTTTGCGAAACCGTTGAGGAACGCATTAGGACAAAGTATTCCAATAGACGTTCCCATTTATTATGAGCCTTATTTTCCTGACATAGAAGAAATAATATTTGATGCTGGAAGACAGCATAAGATTATAACTGTCTACAAAGGTGAATTCCGTTATAACATAGTCGGTAGTAAGAAAAAGATCTCCGCAGATACTCGCCAGGACTTCATAGATAATTATTTGAAACCGCAAGAGGATGAACCCGGATATACTACGATGTTGTTGAAACAGATAATTGAGAAGGCAGAAGAACATAACATCCCTCTACCTCCAGAAGTCGTACAAATGTTACGGGAAGATCCTTTACCTGTTGATCCGGAGGTAATAGAACCCGATATTGTTGTTCCGGATGTTAAGAAGAAGAAACAAAAGTCTAAAAAAGCGAAATTGGTTGAATCGATTACAGAAAATCTCGATTTGATGGACGATGCCATTAATATGGATGATGTAGATCTAGAGGAATCTAACGATGAGGAATCAGATCCCGGAGCTAGAGAGACATAAGATTTTAGCTGTTAGCCAAGAGGAACTTTTTTCCGGTGAACCAGAATCTCAGGAAGCATTGGACTATTTGATTCAAGTCAGAAAGTTCGACAGGGCAACACTGGAAAAATTTTCCGTTGGTTATATGCCTTCAAAAACTAAAAATTGTTTGGGAAAAACTCATGAGTTGGCTGGTAGGATTATGTTGCCTATCAATAACCAATATGGTGATTTAGTAGCTTTTTCTTCAAGGGACTGGAGACAAGGTTGTCACCGTCCATTTTGGCATGAGAGCTATAAAAAAGGATGTTATTTATATGGACTTGATGTTGCCAAATCCAGTATTATTAAGAATAAAAAGGCAATTCTGGTGGAGGGAGAATTCGATGTGATGAAATTGCATCAACATAATATTTCTTGTTCTGTTTGTGTAAATGGTAGTGCTCCTCAACTACATCAGATATCCCTTTTAAGACGTTATTGTAAAGAAATGTATCTAGCATTTGATTCTGATGAAGCTGGACTGACTGCAATAAGAAGATTACAGAAAGTCCCAATTGCCAAATTTTTTAATAGGGCGTTTTTGGATATTAGACTTATTCCCGTATTTCTCCCGAAGAGTATGGACCCTGATGATTATGTAAAAAAAGCTGGAAGAGAAGCCTTTATAGATGTGTTGAAAAAATCAAAAAAAAATCACTATAATAATATGGAGAAAAAATGATTACGGGAAAACAAAAAAGTAGCCCTATTGTTGAATCTGTTTTGGGTGCGGTTGATACATTCATTAGATGGAAAGAACAAACCTCTCCAGATAGAAAGTACGATATTTATCATCCTTCTGCATTTGGAAAATGTTTGAGAGAAATGCAATATAAAGTATATGTAGCAAAAGGATATATGAAAGTCATAGAAGAGGATCACGATTCCAGAGTCTTAAGGCTGTGGGAAAAAGGTCATAATATGCAAAGTCGTTGGGAAAAATATTTCGATGGCCTTGGTGTTTTACGCGGCGTTTGGATATGTGTTAATCCTATGTGTCGCCAAATCGATGATGATGGTTTATTCCAAGATATATTAGATGGGTCTCAAGGTCCAAGGGTATATGGTAAAGACGATTTGCAAGGATGCTTCAAGCCGGATAAATGCGTTTGTGGCTCTACTAAATTTACTTATAATGAAGTTAGTGTCTCTGCCCCTGAATATAATATGTTTGGACACTCTGATATCATTTTGGATTTTTCTAGATTTGATCCAGACAGATTTGATGGTATTATAAAGAGTTTTAATATGGATACTCTACCTAAGAATCCTGTTGTAGTTGATATGAAGACTGTTAATCAGAATGGTTTTGATGGTTTGGATAAATTTGGCAAGCCACCGTCTCTTGGATACCAAATTCAGTTGATGATTTACTCTTATTTATTAGATTGCGAATTTGGCATTTTGATATATGAGTGTAAAAATAATTCTTATATTAAGGCTTATAAAATTGAAAGGGACGATAGAAGTTGGGAGTTAATACAGAGACAGGCTAAATTGATGATAGAAATGGCCTCTCTACAAAATAGTGAAGGTAAACCTCTATGTTTACTCCCTCCACCAAGACCTAAGAAAAATACAGGATGGGGTTGTAAAAATTGTACTTTTAAGAAACATTGTTTCGCTACAGCATGGAAAGATGATAAATTAGGCGAAAAAAGGAAAAATTTTTATGGACATCTTTTGGAAGATTGACAAAAATGCCGAAAGATATGTAGTTATTCACAGAACCATTAATTATTGAACGAAAAGGAGTTAGATTATGGAGAGTGAAGTAAAAGAAAAGAAGGTATATGATGATTCAGATGACGAGGCTCTATTGTTAGTGAAAGGAGCCACAGTTGAAAAGACCAAAAACAAGACGTATGTTAAAGAATTAGCAACAGCTATTAGCACTGTTTTAATGAAGCATGGTGTAGTTAGATTAAGATGTATTGGTAAGGGGGCAATTGGAAATGCTGTTTATGCACACGCTATTGCTCGCGGTAATCTTTCAGAACAAGGAATAGATTTAAGATCATCTCCAGTTTATCAAACTGTTTCGTTCCAGGATGGAATGAGTAGAACTGCTATTGTTCTTGAATTGAAAGATTCAGCAGATGTTGAAGAGGAAGAAGATTAAAGCAGAGAGGAAGGGAGTTTCTGGGGGCCGAGTGGCCCCCAGAAGTTCACTTGGAGAGATATATGTCTTACATCATAAACGAAAAAAAAATAGCAGATTTGTTGATGTCAGGTTGTACTGAAGCGTTAGAATCAGAATTTGAAATTGAAGACGTTATTGCGTCTATCAAAAATATGAGAGATAAAATTAAGTTTCTCGAAGAATTGAAGAGAAAGAGGGCAGCATCTCTCAAGGCAGAAATTCTGAAATGGACAAGCCAAATCAAAATACTTGAAGAAGTAGTTATGAATACTATGGAAAAAACATCTAATAAATCTCTTAATTTTCCAGGAGTTGGAAAGGTTTCAGTCATCAATAGGAAAGGGAAATGGGTCATTGATAATGAAGATGAGCTTATTACTTTTCTTGAAGAGCAGGGTGATGAAATATGGGAAAAGGTAATTGTAGAAAAAAATTCTGTTGTTAAAAAAGAATTGGATTCTATTTTGGATATGTGGAAAAAGACAGGAGACACAATTCCAGATTGCGTATTTTTTGACCCTCCAGAGAAGAATCTGAAAATCGCCTATGGTACTGATGTTGATATTGAGGAGCCTGACATTGTTGAAGAATACGATGAACCCAAAAAGGCCAGTGTAGAAAATTACGACAATTTAGATTTTTGAACCATTTGAGATATTCATGAGCCGTTTTAATTATATAACTAAAAATGCCAAGCCGTCTTTTAGTAAGCTGGCTAATTTGTATAATAAAATTCCGGATACGGAAGGTTGTATGGAAAAT